TTGAACCTGGATCGGGTGGACCTGACATTCCAGCTATACATCCTGTCATTTTTAATCCTTCTAAAATACCAACTATTTCATCAAGTACACCTTTCAATTCATTTCCAAGAACAAGTGGTTCTGTTTTTCTTTTTGATTGTTTCCCTAAATAAATATTTGAACTTTCAATAATTGTTTCTTTATTTGTTGAAATAGTTAAACTTTGTCCAGCTCCTAAATGTATATGTTTAAATGATGATAAAAATATACTATCTTTCTTTGTACCAAAAGTTACTCTGTCTGATAATTGTAATATTTGGTTTCCGGGAAACTCATATGAACCATACCCATATATAATTTTTTCTGCATCACCATCACCATTTACAGTTGAAACTAATGAAGTCATTGGTCTCTTAGTTTCTAAATCTGGATGGTCTGATGGTAATATAAATAAATCAGGTACTATTTCTTCACCGTCTATCTTTGCATCATAGGGAAAATGTTCTCTAATTGAACCAATCTGAAACATTGCAAATAATGAACCATCTTTTGTACTTTCAAATGTATTTGAAATTGATCTACCATTTGATATTACTATATTTGGATTTATATTTCTACTACCAATCCGAATACTATTTCCATGCCTTCCCTCTAAAGTTAAATCACCATGTATTTCTTTTATAGCTCTTCCTTCAGTTTCTCCTTTTGGATTATCTAGCACATCATTGTATTTTTTATGTAATCTACTATGTCCGGTTTTACCAAAGTTAGGTGATGACTTATCTATATTTCCAGTTTTCTCTCCTGTTTTATATGATTTCTCTTGAACATTGAGATTGTCAACATTCCAATTTGGATTATTAATTGTATTTAATGGCCCCAAATAATATTGAATATTTCCAATTGTACATAATAGAACTGGATCACCTTTTGTTGGAACATCAGACGTTCCTCTAAATAATGGATAATATCTATTATCTTCTCCAACTGTTCCACTCCTTGTAAGAGTTTTCTTTCCAACATGAGGGATTGCTAATATACTATTTATATTTCTCATATTAGCTGCGAATGTTTTTGATTCTGAAGATGTTACTACATCTATAACAATACCAGGAACAAATTGTAAATATATAGGTATAGGTTTACTATTACTAAATAATGATGAATCTGACTTGACACCTTTGTATGTTGTAAAAGTTGAACCCATATTAATTATCCATAAACTTTTCTGTTGTTTCTTTTGTATCTTCTTTAATTTTATTCAACCTATCATTCTCCTGTTGAAATTCTTCGACTGTATCTTGAAGTGTTGACATCAATTCTTCCTTTTCATCATCTGATAATAACATACTCTCATCACTAACACCATCAATTGATTTAGATATAATCCTCTGTAACACACCAGCAAGTTTAACAAGATGTTCATCGTTCTTAATTGAAACTTCCATATACTCCTTTATGATTGGAGCAATCATAACTACATCATCGATTGTTTGAATGAATCCATGTATTTCTTGAATTAATAAATCGATTTGTAATTTTTTCTTGTGTGTGTTTTCGTAAATATCTTTAGTTAAATCTTGAAACGATTTCCCTTCAAATATTTCTGTATTTTTATTATCTTTCATCTTTTACCTCATATTAAATGTAAAGAATGTAATTATTCATATATAAATATCAAAAATGTAAAAATTGATGTAAATAAAAAAAAACCCATCGATAAAGATGGGTTTTTAATATTGTTATGTTAGTTATATTAAAAGAAAAAATTATTTTCATTAATAACTGTTCCTTTTTCATAGAACTCATTCAATACTATTCTATAATGCTTCTTAAATACATTAACTACTGATGTAATGTGAACTGTATTAACATCTGTCATTTCTCTGATAAGTATGTATAGTGATTTCTTATTAAAATTTTCTATCTCATCTCGTTTCTTAATTAATTCTAAAAGTGAATATGCAATATCAATATCTCTTTTCTTTTTAAAGATTAGCGGAATATTCTTTTCAAAATAAATAATAAGTTCTTCAGTTAAATCATAAACATATTCTTTATCAATACCACCTGATATTCTATTATCTAATACATCAAGTTTATCTGTTATCTTCAGTTTCTTATAATTATTATTGTTATGTAGAATGAGATAATTCTTAGCAACTACTGAAAAATAACTAAATGCTTTTGAACCTTTTGTGTGGTCATACTTATGTATATTCATTACCATAAATGCTACAACTTCATTTTTGACATCTTCAAACCCATAATCAAAGTAACTAAACTTAAATGTATTAATAATGTTTTCAGTTAACTTATCAAACGCTCTATGTATTTCTTCTTGATATATTTTGTTTCGTTCAGAATCACTTTCTGATAAATTATATCTTACGATAGCTTCTTGAACATCTAGTCCAAAATATATTTTATTTTTTCGTTTTCTACCCAACTTCATTCTCCTCATTTACAAATAAATCATTTAACATTTCTTGTAATTCTTTAATCTGTTCAAAAAAGAATCCTGTTTCATCATCAGCTTCATAATGTCCTTGTGAATCAACGACTTTCAGTTTTTCAGATGATATTGATATTATATTCTGAAATTGAATTAATAAATCTTCGTATTGATTAATTCTTTTCAATGCAAAATATAATATCAAAGAAACAAATGTTAAAAGAAGAAATAATGTTATTATTATCCATATCATATTCTATCCCCCCCTACGCAAATAGTTCATCGAACTTTGCTTTCATATTATCTACTGTTTCTTGTTCTTGTTTTGTTTTCGGAACTTTTGTGTTTACTGTGACTGTTTCATCGCTTCTCTGCCATTGGTCAAACTCAATATGTGTCGCCATCATATCAGCTTGATGAAGAATATAAGCCATATTGGAACGAAGATTATAATCTGGATTATATGATTTTAAATAAGCAGAATTTGCATCATCGTATAAACCATCTGCTAATTTGATTCCAAGATATTCTTTATCTGTAACTTTAACACCATAATGTTGGAGTAACCACAATCCTCTATCCGGTACTTTCATATACTGGAGACTTGGATTATGCTTGTATATTTCACCACGATTTATTCTATGCCAATCTGAATCTTGTGGAACATAATAGTCGTGTTCCAAATCACCAACCTTACCCAAGTCGTGATGCATAGCTGCAAATACAAGCTCTTCGTCTGTAAAGTTTATTTCTGCCCCATTCTTTTCCCATACCTGTTTTAGTTCTAATGAGAATTGAATGATATGTAAAATATGTTCAACATATCCTCCTGGCATCGCATTATGAAATGCATCTTTAGCACTCGCTGGGGCCATCATCATTCGTTCTTCAAAATCTCCATACATCTTTAGAAGATTTTCTTTTCTGTCATCATCAATGAAACCCTCAATGGTATCCATTAGTGATTGCCAATTTAATTGCATTTGTTCTGCTGATAACTTTTTCATTTATATTACCTCGTATCTATCTTTTGTAAATTTAATTGTTGATTCTTTTCTTAATCTATTTCTATATCCAGTAAAAGATATTCTTACGCCCCAATTTAAATAACCTAAAATATCTGATCTGGAAACGGATTTCTTTTTATGAATAAAATCTAATATTCTTTTATAAGAATCTGTATCATTCTTTAGGGTTGGTAATTTATCTATTGTTTCATTTAACATATTATTAAATTGATGTATAGCTGTTTCCCACTTACCTTGTTCAAATCTTTCCAATGATTTATTACTCCAATATTTTCTATCGCTATCGTTATCTAAAATATTATTTATCTTTGTAAAAAATTCATCACCATCTTTGTAATATATTCCAGAACTATCAGCCAACTCGTGATAATAGTTATCATCGGAAAACATATATGGAACACCAACACTCATACCATCAGTAGCAGATATAGCCCAACCACCATATCTTTGTTTACAACATATACCAACATGACAACTTGATAGTTTAGAGAAATATCCGAATCTATCATACTTATCATTTGTCATATATGGTTTTGTAACTGAATCAGTTAATGGCACCCATACTTCAAAGTCTTGTCTATGTTCCCATAATCTATCCATCTGTTTTAAAAACCATGGATAATCTTTATAAGTATGAGGTCTGTGATTATATACAATTATCTTTTTATCTGATGATTGTTTATCATACTTTGGAATTTCCCATCCTAAATAGTTGGGAACAATTTTCTCATCTAATCGCTTAAGCGACTCTTTGTTAAAACTTTTCTTCGCATTCTTCAGTATAAGTTCTTTTTGCCCTAGCGTATTGATACCACATCGTTCCATAGCTAATAGTCCAAGAAAGTTAACATCCATCATTGTCATCTCATAATTTGTTATTTCTGGAAATTCTGTCCAGTGAGTATATCCAATAAACAATGGATTTTGATTTGTATTATTATAAAAAAGATTTTTTAATTGTAAAGCATGTTCTGGTAAATGAGTCCAAACAATATCATAATCTTTTTTCTTCCAATCTATTTCTCTTACGAGTGTTTTAAAATCAAAATGAGTTCTCATAGCATTTGGATATGATGGAAGAGGTAATATGATTTGTTCTGTATTATCAAAATCTAAACTATCAATTTGTCTTGGTGATATTATAGTCCAATAAATATCATCTCTTATTTTATTTAATTCTTTTATGATATTACAAAGAACAACAACATAAGAATCTTTTTCCAAATCTTTTTGATAAGTTATGTTTGGGTAAACAAGAATGTTATATCCATATTCTTTATCATCTATCTCTATAAATTTATTTAACATTTTTCTCCTATATAAATTTGTTTAAATTTTTATCAGCTTG